TGGTGTCTGTGTACTGTTCCGGGGGCCACCTGGGATGAGTCAAACTTGACTGTTTGGCTCTATTAGCGAGTTTGAGGGCTATTTTAGGTGTTTTTAGGGCGACATCAACACAACTTTCTTCCTAAGAAGTTTCTTAAATTTTCTTAGACTCTTGTAACCTTTACAGGTGGTTAAGGCTGAAACCCCTAGCCGGAACGGGTTTCACTCCCGGACAGCTCTCACACTGTACTCCTGTGTCCTTTCCGCACACGCTAGGTGCTGATGTGCTGATGGTCTTCCCTCAGGCTTTCGAGTACTCGTCGCTAGGGCTCCTCGTACTCTCAAGCCTTCTCTGATGGCGTGTACCCTTTCAGGGCTGAGCCTGCTTGGGCTGATGCCGAGCCCTTGAGTGGGCTCAGTGCTAAGTCTCTAAGGTTAACTTAAGTACCTAAGACGTGAAGGCTGATGCTCCCCTCTTTCTTTTGCCGTGTCCTTCTTCCCTATGAGCATCCAACACTGTCCACATAGTGCAGGCTTAGCTAAGCAGGATGGGGATGGATGGTCTGTGCCAGTACTGCCGATCTCATACAAGACCACCAGGGGTGTCTAGAATCGATCAGAATATGCTGGGGGTATAAATACCTAGCCCCCACCCTGCAAGGCGCTCCTAGGCGCCGCGTGAAGGCTTTAAACGGCATTTCTGGGCTACACTCTCCACGCTATATCGGCAGAGTGACCCTGAGAGTGCACACCATACTAGGCGAGTGTGGCCTATCTCACTTAAGCTCTTATCGCCTCTCTCAGCGTCTCAAATCTTATGGGGGTAGGATTATGCAGGGTTGACCCTGTTGATCGATTCTAGGGGCCTTCTAGGGCGTCTCAGGGGTATGTCTGAGTGATAGCGGGTGTGGCAGATCATTCGGGAGGTCGAGGTTGGCATACATCACGGTAGCTGGGGTGTTATATCTGGGCATAGGATCTACACCCTATGCTGTGTGAGATAGGCCACATCCCATACCACACCCATATGAAACGCTCAATCCGAATGAGCGCAGCCTTGACTGTGGGTCGCAGCCCGCACACCCTAGAAACCACAACAACCAACCCAAACAATCCAGAAAGGAGTACCCCCATGGATGGAACACTCATCACACCATCCTTCACAACCCTCTACAGGCAGACAGAAATCGACCCGCTCAGCCTCTACAACCTCACCGGAGACCATGCAGACGATATGGATCTGGATATGGTGCGTCGCATGTACCATGCTAAAGTACAAGAAGCCATCCGGCTAATCCGGCCCCTATGGACTGTCACCCTCGACGGCGCCCTATACGGGCCACTCGACTGGCAGCCACTCGCCGAAAACGAGGCCGAGGAACTCCACGATCTCATCGACATGATCGACATAGCCGCAATCCTCGAAACTGCCACCCGATAAACCCTCAACAACGTTACAAGCAACGAAAAGGAAATAATCATGCAGAAGATCGCCGACCACTTCACCCAGCTTTACGCCCCCGCCAGCTACGACTGCCCCACACCCTTCGACCTGACACGCCTCGAAAACCTCCACTGCGACCACATGGATTTTGAGGGCCTCGCCGAAGCCTACAGGCAGAGCGTAGAGACTGAACTTCACAAGCTACGCCCCAACACATTCATAGCATCCGACGGCACCGTGTTCAGCCATGACACGTGGAGACCGCTCACCGGGGGTGAAGCCACGCAACTCTACTGGAACGTGAGCCGCATCAACATCGGTCACCTACTCACCCTATTCGCCCGATAAAACCCCTAGCCACACAAGGATCGCTCACACCGAGTGAGCGCACACTTGACACGGGCTGCCGCTCACGCCATGATTAATCATGTCAGCAACGAACAACACCCCGGAAAGGGGAACACAGTCATGAACAAGAAAAACGGCTACACCATCGCCGGCATCACAGTCGCCATTATTGCCGCAGCATCTTTCCTGCCAGCCCCCGATGACAATCCGCCACTCGCCTCACAGCCCGCCCCACAGGCCACCACAGCCAACACCGCATGGACACCTGAAACAGCACAGCAACGCAAAGCCGAGAAAGCCGCCAAGCAGGCCGAAGCCACCCGCTCCCTACAAGCCGAACAAAAAAAGGCCCACCAGCAAGCACGGCAGCGCGGCGAAGAAACCACCACCGGACTCACCATGATCACCGCAGCCCACACCTGTGACCGGAAAGCCGAACAACAGGCCGCCGCACACGGTGTCAACTGGAACGGCAACCCCGACATCGACCTCCAACTCCACAAAATTATTGGCAAAGATACGTTCAGCATCGTCTACGGCGCCACCGCGAAACAGCCCGGCGCATCCAAACTCCCAGTAACCGTCCACTGCCTCGTCACAGGAACAGAAAACAGCCCACATGTCACCGACCTCAACATCAACCCGCAACAGTAACCCGCCAAGGAGCATTCCCGCTATGCCTCTCCTCTCCCACTACGCCGTCACCACCGGCCTCGCCGACACCGCACACATCATCCACCACACCGGCGGCACACTACGCACAGCCACCGACATCGCATCCCGCATCAACACCCTCAACCCAGACATCAACCTCGACCACCAAATCAACCAACTGTTATCTATTGAAACCGACCTGTACAACATTTATAAAACCATCAACACCA